CACCGCTTAGAGGGAATGGCTGAATGGAAAGCTCGTATACTTGGCTTGTCAATGGAAGATGTAATTTAAAGAAAAGTAAAAATGTCATTTGATTGTAAAGAGTGCAGGGAGTCGTTCCCTTTATTGAAGAGTCTACATGCTCATATTAAAAAGCACGATATGATGCTTGGGGATTATTATGTGAAGCATTTCCAAAGGAAAAATAAGTTAACTGGATGCTTATTGCAATTCAAAAATCATGAAGACTACTTTGAAAGAGATTTCACTACATACAAACAATTAATCGAATGGTGTGAAACGTCTCTCATTGAAGAAGTCGAGCCTTATATAATTTCTTGCTTGAAAAAAAGAATAAAAAAGAAACAATTAGTATATGGCCCGAACACTATTGAACTTTTCACTTCCAGCTTGCCTTCTATGCATATTTATAAAGAAGTTTTCGGAAGCTATTCAAAAGTTTGTAAACTATGTGATGTCGAACCTATGTTTACCGCTAATCTGCCACAAACATTTCATAATGATTGTCGCGATGTGCAGATATATGTAGACACAAGAGAGCAGCAACCATTAGAGTTTAAAAACTCCAAGAGTCTTAAATTAGATGTCGGAGATTATGCCGTAAGCGGCGATGATTATAATTATACTTATGTAGACAGAAAATCATTCGCTGATTTTTGTTCTACTATGACAGTCGGCTATAAAAGATTCGCGAGAGAACTTCAAAGATGCAGAGATCTTGGATCTTATTTGTTTATTGTTACTGAATGCGATTTATATCGAATGTCAGAAAGAAATGCTCACTCACCAAAGAGATATAATCTTGATTATGCCTTTCATGTGATGAAAGAACTGCAACACGAATATAGAGACTGTTGCCAATTTGTTTTTAGCGGAAGTAGAGGGAATAGTCAAATACTAATTCCAAAACTATTGATTTGTGGGAAAGAGTTGTGGAATACTGATATGCAGTATTTCTTAGATAACAAGGTTATGGATTATTACGAAAGGGGTTCCAAATGAGTTGGCAAGAAGGATCGCAGAAATTAAATAAAAAATTCAAGAATGTAAATCAAGAAATTCTTGATTGCAAAGGTTTTATAGAAGAGAAAAAAGCAAAGGTTCTTTTATATAAATTCTTACGAGAGAATCCATCTTTTGCCACCGAATTAATCACTGGAGTTAGTTTATTTCCATTCCAGCACATAGCAATCAAGTCTATGATGGAAACGGATTACTTTTTAGGTATTTGGTGTTTGGAGGAAAATGAATACGTTTTATCTAGCGAGGGATTTAAAAAGATCAAAGATATTAATGTCGGAGAATCTGTTAGATCTAGAAATGATATTAATTTAGTTTTAGATAAAAAGTTTAATCCAAAAGAGCGGGGATTAAGTATTCATTTAAAATCTGGCGATTCTTTTAAAGCTAAAATTGGACATAAGGTTCTTGCTTATAACAATGGAGGTTTTGAATTCAAAAATATACAAGATCTGTCAATTGGAGATCACTTGCCAATTAAAATAAAAACTGAGGTATGGGGAAATAAAGATATCACCAATGGCTCCGAAATCAAAAGATCTCCTTATTTATTTTATTTGTTAGGTTATGTATTGGGCGATGGATGGGTAAATCAAGATGGAGTGCATTATTGCTCAGAAAGTTATGAAGTTCAAGAGGTATGTTTAAAATTCATTCGCGATAATGAATTTAAAAGTTATGCTCGTCAACGAACTAAAAATTTAAGCTTTTATGAGTATTCAATATTCAATCGAAAACTATCTAAGTGGTTAGAACAAATAGGATGGAACATGTCTTTAAAATCTAAAGATAAAGTTATATGTGATAGTTTACTTCAATGTTCTAGAAATGAACTTTGCGCATTGATTGGTGGAGTTTTTGATGCCGATGGTTATGCTTCCTATCTTGATAAGAATAGTAAAGTGGGTATTAAAAATACTTCTATTGAATTATTACGTCAGATAAAAATGATTTTAAATAACATGGGAGTTCAATCTTTCCTTCGCAAATCGGGAGAGCATAAAGATGTTCCATATTATGATTTAGTGATATCAAATGATGAAAAATCTCTTACCGAATTTAAAAACTCAATAGACTTCGTAGTTTCTCATAAAAAGCATAATTTAGAAAAAATTATTAATAGATCCAAAACCAGAAACTATCAAAATAACTTAATTCCAAATTTCTCAGAAATATTAAAGAAAGATGGATCAAGAGAAAAATTAACAGGCCGAAAAGGATCTTGGGGCAAAAGCTTTTCTCAAAATGAATTACATATTTTAAAAAATTTATCTCTCGAAACAGAGAGTATCATAAAAGATATAAAGAAAGAAAATGTAATTTTTTCTGAGATTAAATCGATTGACTCTTGCTTAGTTAAATCTGTCGATATTACTGTAGAAAATGAAGAGTGTTATGTTGGAAACGGTTTTGTTCACCATAATTCGCGAGGTCTTTCTAAATCATTCTCAACAGCTGTGTTTGCTATTTTAGATGCCATATTCAATCAGGGTGTCCACATTGGGATTATTAGTAAATCATTCAGACAGTCAAAGATGATTTTCAGAAAGATCGAAGATATTTCTAGAAGCCCGAAAGCTGCATTATTGTCTCAATGCATTACAAGAGTTTCTAAAAGCAACGATGAATGGGTTATGGAAATTGGAAGAAGTAAAATTACAGCGCTGCCTCTTGGTGATGGTGAAAAACTTCGTGGTTTCCGTTTCCAAAGAATGATTATTGACGAACTTTTATTGATGCCAGAAAAGATTCTCAATGAAGTCATTTTACCATTCTTGGCTGTTGTAGAAAATCCAACTGAAAGGCAACAAGTTTATGATCTAGAAACTAAGATGATAAAAGAAGGGAAAATGGAAGAATCTGAGCGCCATCTTTGGCCTCACAACAAAATAATTGGACTGTCTTCTGCGAGTTATCGATTCGAGTATTTATACAAACTTTATTTGCAGTATGAAAACTTGATTATGAATCCCGAACAAAAAGATAAAGCTCATAGAGTTATTATGCACTTGAGTTATGATTGCGCTCCAGAGCAACTTTACGATGCCAACCTTCTGGACCAATCAAAAGCTACCATGAGTGTCGCACAGTTCGAGCGAGAATTCGGCTCTGTGTTCACAGATGATAGCTCTGGATACTTCAAAGTGAGTAAGATGGCTCAATGCACTGTTCCAGACGGAGAAGGGCAGTGTGTCGAAGTAATAGGGGATTCTAAAGCAAAATATATTGTATCGTTTGACCCATCATGGTCTGAAAGTGATGGTTCTGATGATTTTGCCATGCAAGTTATCAAACTACAGCCAAATCAAAGAACAGGCATCGTGGTTCACTCGTATGCTTTATCTGGTACAAACTTGAAAAAGCATATTGAGTATTTCTACTACTTGATGACATCATTTAATGTGGTTGCCGTTGTAGGAGACTATAATGGTGGCGTGCAGTTTTTAAATTCTTGCAACGAAAGTGAGTTATTCAAAAAGAATAATTTCAAATTAGAATGCTTTGACGCTGATTTAGACAATACTCAAGAATATGAAAAATCCTTGCGCGATGCTAGAAATCAATATAATTTAGAATCCAAAAGAATAGTATTTTTAAGAAAGCCAAGTTCTTTTTGGATAAGATATGCGAATGAGTTGTTGCAGTCAGCGTTTGATCATAGAAACATATGGTTTGCAAGCATGGCTCTGAACGATGACTTCACTCGACAAAAAACAGCAAACATTCCCATTGCTGATTTGAAATTCTTGCGTATCGACGATGAAAAAAATGAAGGAGCAAAAATGATCGACTTTATTGAGCATCTTAAAGACAGTGTTGATACGATTAAAGTTCAATGCGCTTTAATTCAAGTTTCGAGTTCGACGCAAGGAACTCAAAGTTTTGATTTACCGCTTAATCTCAAAAAGCAAAGAGGCGCTGACAAAGCGAGAAAAGACTCTTACTCCGCTCTTGTGCTGGGAAATTGGATGATGAGTGTATATTATGATATGATGTCTACGCCGCAAGAAACCGTGCAATCTACATTCGTTCCAATGTTTATTCATTAACTTTTAAAGTTAACTTTTCGACTTTTGGTGTAAAATAAGTAAATGGAATCATCGAAACGTAAATACCAAAAAAAATCTGAATACTGGAATCAGATCAGTCAGAGCAAGTTTAATCCTGTCGGTCCAACTTCGCAAAATGATTATCAACCAGAGTTGTGCGGCGAGCCTTTTTATGTTTCAGATGCATCTAGTAAACACGATGTATCCAAGGCATCTTATGGGCGATTAAACAATGATCAACCAAGCGGTAGTAGAATTAATAGGTCTGCATTAAATAGAACTCTTGACAGATTCAGCAGCATCCGAAATGGACTCTTGCCGTATAGTTATGCAATGGATGGAGTCAACGTGCGAGAAGCTATTGAACTTTGCCAAAAAGCTTATGCCAACATAGCTATATTCAGAAATGCTATTGATATCATGGCAGAGTTTGCCAATACTGAAATTTACTTTGAAGGCGGATCTCAAAAAAGCAGGGATTTCTTTACGGAATGGTTTAAGAAAATTAAGCTGTGGAATTTAAAAGATCAATACTTCCGCGAGTATTATAGAAGCGGTAATATTTTCCTTTATAGAGTAGATGGTAAATTCCAAGTCGATGACTACACTAAAGTGATGCGACAAATTGGAGATATCACATCTATGGTGAATAAAATTCCAGTTAAGTATATTTTATTAAATCCATTTGATGTAGTCGCTAAAAGAGGTTCGACCTTTAATACTGGAGCTTATGAAAAAATTCTTTCTGAGTATGAATTGGCTCGTTTGCAAAATCCAATCAGTCAAGAAGATAAAGATATCTTAGAAGGTCTTCCTTCAGAAGTAAAAAAAGACATTAAGAACGGTGCTTATTATTCTGATGGTTTAAAAATTGAACTTGATCCCCTGAAGCTCACATATTCATTTTATAAAAAGCAAGATTACGAACCATTTGCCGTTCCATTCGGTTATCCAGTGCTTGAAGATATCAATGCTAAAATGGAATTGAAGAAAATGGATCAGGCTATTACAAGAACAGTCGAAAACGTTATTCTTTTGATTACGATGGGAGCCGAACCAGACAAGGGAGGCATTAATCAAAATAACTTATTAGCGATGCAAGGTCTGTTTAAAAACGAAAGCGTTGGAAGAGTTTTAATTTCTGATTATACCACAAAAGCAGAGTTCGTAATTCCAGAATTAAATAAGGTTCTTGGTCCAGATAAATATAAAGTTTTGAATGAAGATATCAGGCAAGGTCTTCAGAACATTGTTATTGGTGAGGAAAAGTATAGTGCTACTGAAGTAAAAGCTCAAATTTTCATCGATAGATTAAAAGAAGCGAGAAACGCATTCTTGAATGATTTCTTGCAGCCTGAGATTCGCAGGATAGCCAAGGACATGGGCTTGAAGAACTCTCCTACGGCTCACTTCAGAGATATTGATATCAGAGATCAAACCCAGCTTATGCGCGTTTCTACACGCCTTATGGAGCTTGGAATCATTACTCCACAGCAAGGAATGGAAATGTTTCATACTGGACAGTTTCCAAAAGCCGAAGACATCGCTCCCGCTCAAGAAGGATTTGTCAAGGAAAGAGAAGATGGGTATTATAATCCAATTGTTGGAGGTGTTCCTGTTATTGCACCGCCGAAAGATCCAAACGCTAACAAGGCGACAATCAATCAAACAAACAAGGTTGCGGGAAGACCAGAAGGAACAACTGGTATACCAATTACAAAAGCCAATTTTTCTATAAAAAATATTCAAGCAGTAATCAAGAATATTGAAGCTGTAAAAGCCAACATGGAAAAAGAGTTGAAGAGTAAGTTGAACTTGAAAAAGTTAAATAATCAACAGCACGAAATGCTTGAACAGTTGTCTCATTCTATAGCAGTTTCTAAAGAATTAAATTGTTGGGAAGATACCGCGTATTCTTGTGTAAACAACTTTGACGAAATAGCTTCTTTATCAATAATCCCAGAAGTTTTAGAGATAGCTTCTGAACATCAGATTGAAGATGATTATTCAGCAGCGTTATT